AAGCGTTCATGCAGATGGTCGAGACCCCCGGTATCCGGGGTCTTATTTTGCGGCGCACGTTCCCAGAGCTGGACCGTTCGTTGATCCAGCGGTCTTTGGCGAAGTTTCCTCGGGAGGTGTGCCGCTACGTTGCCAGAGAGAAATGCTGGTACTTTAACAACGGTTCTGTGCTGGAGTTTGGGTACTGCGAGCGGGAAGCGGACGTTTACCAGTACCAGTCGGCAGAGTACAGCTTCATCGGCTTCGATGAGCTAACACACTTCACCTATGCTCAATGGGACTACTTGGTAAACTCCCGTCTGCGTTCGTCTGTACCCGGAGCCTGGCCGAGGGTGCGGGCGGCCAGCAACCCCGGCAACGTCGGCCACGCCTGGGTTAAGGCGTTGTTTATCGACGGCAAGGAGCCGGACGTGGTTTGGGAAGACCACAAGGGTAGAAAGTACGCCTTCATTCCTGCGAAGGTCCAAGACAACCCCTACCTCATGCAGAACGACCCGCAGTACATCGCCCGGCTGGAGGAGCTTGACGAAAAGTGGCGCAGGGCGCTACTGGACGGAGATTGGGATGTGTTTGCGGGTCAGTTCTTCGATAAGTGGGACCCCTCGGTGCATGTGCTTGACGAACACTTTGACCCGCCGAAGCACTGGCCCAGGTTCCGTGCTATGGACTGGGGTTTTGCGAAGCCCTACAGCGTCGGCTGGTACGCTGTGACTCCCTCGGGAGCGCTTTATCGCTACCGGGAGCTTTACGGGTGGGCGGTCAGCCCAACGTCGGTAGCCGTGAGACGGCAGACGAGGTAGCTCGAAAAAATTGTTGAGATCGAGCGTGAGGCTGGAGAATACAACCTCATCGGGGTTGCCGACAATCAGATCTGGGCTTCGGGACGTGACACAGGCAAGAGCATTGCCGAGACGTTCCAAGACTACGGAATTGTGTGGGTTCCTGCCGATAAGGATAGGATAAGCGGTTGGGACCAATGCAGGCAGAGGCTGGCCGTGGATCCGAAAGACGGGCCACGGTTTTTTGTTTCGCCTCGCTGTGAGCACTTTATCCGGACCATTCCGACGCTGGTTCACTCGGAGTCCAAGCCTGAAGACCTGGACACGGAAGGCGAAGATCACGTTGCTGACGAGTGGAGGTATGCCTGCATGTACTGGCGACAGCACGAAGAGCAGGCTGTGACTCCTTGTCCGTCCTGACGTGGAGGAAGAGTTTACGATTCTCGCTACCCCTGCGGGTGAGTTGATCTACATTCCGAAGACGATGATTCTTCAGGAGAATGGTGGGAGTAGCCTATGGCTGTTGCCGAAGACCAAGTTCTCGAACAGGACAGCAGGCTGGCGAAATACATCGAGTCTTTGTACATCGCTGGCAAGAGAGCCAAGCAGCCTGTCGAGGAGAAGGTCAAAAGGTTTGAAAAGCTCTGGTCAGGAGAGCATTGGAGCAGCAAGGCTGCCCGTGTGTCTCCGAAGAAATGGACTCAGGCCGTCAGCAACTTTATTTTCGCTATCATCGAGACCCAGGTGACGTGGCTTACCGAAAACAGGCCGAACATGATCGTGGCCCCGATGTCGGCTAATGACGGGCCTAATGCCAAGGCCATTGAGCGGATCATCCGGGACTACTTGTGGCACAAGCTCAACATTCGTGTGAAGCTGAAGAGAGTAATTCGCTCTGGCCTTGTGAGGGGCAAGGGCTTCCTTAAAGTCACCTGGGACATGATGACCAACCCGCAGTACGGCGGCGAGGTCGCTGTGGATTACATCCCTTGGAACGAGATCATCCTCGATCCACAGTGCAGCACTGTAGACGACGCACGTTACATCATCCACGCTCGGGTTCTCCCTCTGTCGGAGATCGTTCGGCGCTGGCCTCGTAAGGGGTGGATGGTGAGGCCTGATCCACGTTACTCGGAGCTGACCGACGAGGAGCTTTACAACGCCGACACAGATCAGGCCATTATCTCCCCTGTGATGAGCAGCTTTCATCAGGACGAGCGTGCCCGAGCGCTTGTAATTGAGTGTTGGATCAAGGACGACACGATTGAGCTTCGCAAAGAGTTTGACGAAGATGCTGGGGAAGAGGTTGAACGGGTTGTTCCTCTCTATCCTAACGGTCGGCTTGTGATCGTCGCCAACGGCGTTGTGTTGACAGATGTTCCTAACCCCTACGTCGATGGCAAATTTCCGTTTGTTGACTTTTCTTGCTACGAGACGGATGACTCTCCTTGGGATATGGGAGAGGTCGAGCAACTTGAGCCGATTCAGCGGGTGCTCAATATTCTCGAATCCCGGTTTGTTCGACAACGCTCGATTGATGACGAACACGGTTTGGGTGAAGTCTGCGGACGCCGGAATTTCTGCGGATAAGATCACCAACGAAGAGGGCGCTGTTTACACGATTCAAAACCCGAGGGCGAGGTTTGAACGGCTGCCCCCGTCTCCCCTGCCCCAGCACTACTTTGAGTTGTACTTGCAGCTCCAACGGAATATGGAGACGATCACGGGGATTCACGATGTTACGCAGGGCCGTAGACCTGTGGGGATCACAGCGGCTACGGCTATTTCTTTGCTCCAAGAAGCTGGGCAAGCCAGGATTCGTGACAAGGCGAGGAATTTGGAGGACACGATCCGCAGGATGGGAGAGTTGATGATCTCCCGCATTGTGCAGTTTTACACCAAAGATCGTGTCGTTCGTCTCCGTGGTCCTGATGATCAACTTCAGTTTGTGACGTTTGACCCAGCAATGGTTGACGTAGGCTTTGACTTCATCGTCGAGGCTGGATCAAGCCTCCAGATGAACGAGCAGCAGCGGTTCCAGATGGCGATTGAGCTATTCCGTGCCGGGGGTATTGACATCATCGGCCTGTTGGAGGCCACCAACTTCCCCGGTCGGGATGAGATTATTCAGCGGATGCGTACAGGCCAGGCACTCATGCCTCCTACTGAGGTGCCCCTAGTGGCATGCCTGGTGCTGGCATCGCTTCTGGTCTATGCCACCACTCCCCCCGCCTCCCGGCGGGGGGTTTCACCTTAAGGGAAAGGAGGCTGAGTAATGCCTTCTTTTATCGCCTGTGCGATGACCAATTGCCGATGGAACCGGGATGGTCAATGCAACAAGAGCGAAGTCTTTATAGACCAGGGCGTGATGTGCTCGAACTACGAGCCGGAGGTTGCCGACCTTGGTCTAGGACTAGGGGCACCGGGGCCAGACCCTCGTGCTATGCTCTTGCAACAGCTAGGGGGCATAGCAGGAGGCGGCGCTTCCCCGGCGGTCGGTGGAGGCCCCGTTCTCCCTAGAGGAGAGGCACCACCTCCGCTACGGTTTTAATGCTGTAGCGGGTTAAACCAAATACCATGACCCCGATGCTGGAGTCCTGTGAGGAAGCTCTGGAGTCCCTATTTGGGATGACCCAGGGTTTCTTCGTTTCAGGATGACCCAACAGCGGGAGTGGTTAGGAGGATCAACTGTGTCTGACAACATCAACGAGCAAAACCTCAGTCGTGAAATCGACGAGGGCCTTGAGCGGGACTTGAGGGTCGCTCTCGGCTTGGAAGACGACAACCCTCAAGAAGAAACTGAAAATCAAAACATGGAGCAAGAGGCTCAGGCTGAGGAGCAGTCGCAAGACAGCTCTCCTGGAGAGGTTTCTCAAGAAACGGAGGAGCCGTCACTTCCTGATTTTTGGGAGATTGATGGTGAGAAGGTCACTATCGACCAGATCAGGGAGTGGCGTAAGGGCTATCTCCGCATGGACGACTACACCAGAAAAACCCAGCGTTTGAGCGAGAGGGAGCGGGAGATTCGAGAGCTTGAGCAGAGGCTTCAGCCTTTGCTTCAAGTTGAAAGGCTCCTCGCTTCTAACCCTCACCTCTATCAAACGCTGCAACAGTCTTTGCAAAGGGCGTTGATGGGGCAAGCCCCCCTACACCACCGGGGCAGCTCCTCTGGCACAGAGGGGGTGCCCGCAGGGGTCCGCTGCACAGCAGCCGTCTCCCGCCTTCCAGCCCTTGCCAATGGGGTTTGAGTAGACCCTGTGCTGGAGCAGCGTCTCT